TGAAAGTATGAGTATGTTTTAAGATACTCATTCCTGCAACAAAGAATGACTCTTTAGCATACAACCCATCACTGAAGTGATGAGTAATGCGATATTGAGGGTCTTGCATCATCATGCCGTGCGTTTCCACATATAAACGGTGATATACGGCTGGTAGTTTGCATTTGTTGCGCTTGCGCCTTCTGTGCTGTTTGTTCCTGCTGGCGTACCGCCGGAAACTGAGGATGTTGTTGCTGCTGTGCCGTTCCCCGATCCAAAGTCGTTTACAAACTCTTGGGCTGGGTTACCACCATCATTGGCTGTAGAGTCCCTAGAACCAATTTGATGGGTATGCGATGCCAACGCAGTACCCGTAAATGTATGCGTATGACTTGGCAAAGTAGCATTTGCACTACCACCTGTTTCTTCAGCCGTATCAAATAAAGCATTTGTAGAGTCAAAACCTACAGGAACGCGCCCAGCACCGAATGCTGTCCAAGTACCAAAACCAAGCAAAGTGCCAGGATTGGTTGAGTTGGTAGCATTAATGTAGATTGAACCAACTGGATGCAGTATCTGAAATGCTGCCTGCACAAAGGCGGTGGTTGCCAATGCCGTACTACTATTTAATGAACTCTGCGTAACACCAATCGTTCCCGTTGGAAGTGATGGAGTACCGGTAAACGTAGGACTAGCCAAATCCGCCTTGGTTGCAATAGCCACCGAAATATTTACAAACTCGGTGTTGATCTCCGTGCCTTTAACAATCTTTAGCGGATCGCCAGAAGACAGTGCGTCTTTGGTTGCGAAATTGGTACTCTGTGTGTAATTACTCATAACATTTTCCCGTCTTTGCTTTGGATTTCAATTCGTTGAATAGATAGCGCAGCGCCATCAATATCAGCCTCGTAGCCTGTTTGCACAATTTTACCGCTACCAGAGGCAGACACGCTTAAAGTTTGCAAAGCTACACCGTTGGCGTATTGAGCAATCACCGTAGGGTGGGTGTGTTGCATGGTGTGAGTTCCAGAACCAGAACTGCTTGTGTTTATCGCCGTTCCAGGTGAAGGAGTTAGAGACAAATTACAAGTGTTTGTGGAGGCGTTGATAATATAGTAAGTGGTTGAAACACTAAATCCTGTTGGCAATGTTCCAGTTGTTGTAAGAGTAACTGTATTGTTGTTTACAAACGCGGATAAATCAACAGAGGTAATGACTGACGGGCTTGCGTTAGTAATTGTTACTACCTGACCGTCCGGGTTGTCGTACTCAGCAATCCCGTATTCAGAAACTGCTTGTGTCGGAATTTGTGCATTGGTTGCAAGATAGTTGGTGCTGAAATCAAAGCCCCATTTAATCGTCACAAACTGGTTTGTGCCGCCAATCACAATCACCTTAAGCCGCTTTAGTAGCGAGGTGACATTGGCATTACCTAGATCAGCGTGGTTCGTGTAATACAGCAGCCTATACGACTCAGTGTCGTCTTGTGCGCCCGTGTACTTGGCAACATAGCTTGTCTTGCCTAGCAGCACATCACCGTTGCGCCTTGAGAGCAATGCTGTAGGCTCAATAGAATCCCAAGTGGTGACTCTGAACGATCCATCTTGCAGTTGCCCACGAGTATCAAAACAAAACACTTCTTTGACAAAAGGTAGCGTTAACAAATAGAACGCTTCTGTTTCAGAGTAAACAGACTTGATGTTTGCAAGCGTCTCGCCAGCAACGATGTTCATAAAGTCACTACGGACATTCTTGGACAGATCGCCAATCGGCACAGACTTTTCAATCACAGTCCTAGCAAATGACCGCACACCAGAATTGGACAAAAACAAAACATCCTTGCCAGTGCTTTGAATTGAGTCTCTAGCGATGCAGCCAATACCAGCCACGGTGTCGGCTAGTGTTATTGTTGAAGGCGTATTTGCACCTGAATAAACCAGAATCTGACGCTGGCCGAAAATGATCAGGAAATTGTTGTGCGCTGCCAAGCCGGTGATATTGTCAGCACCATTAGGCCACACCTGATTGATATTTAATGAGCCTGCCGTGCCGCCAGTCCAAATGTGTCCCGAAAGCAAGTCAGAGAAAAACACCGTGGTGTTGTCTGATGCTGTGTCTGCTACCCACAAGCGGCCATAGGCGCTGATGGCGATGTTGCCAGAAGGAACAGTACCCGCATAGCCGGTCTTCTCGCTTACGCGCCGAAAGGTAGTAGTGCTTACAGCAGGATCAAATATGAGAGGGTCAAAGCCACTTTGAAAGAAGTAAGTAATTCCGTTCAGCGAGGCGCAAGACCAATTGTTAGCCGTAATGGTGGGCGCTGTGCTTGGCGGCGCGAGACCGTAGGTCAATTCAACTACGGCATTGCTGCTATCTAACTTGAATAACTTGTTGTTGCCAGCAAAGAGGATTGTAAGAGTGCCGTCAGTCTGTACTAGTTCGTGGATCACGGCAGGAGCATTAGCACCCAAAGCACCAGCCGATGCGTTGACTCGCGCCCAGCCCTTGCGTGAGCCGATACGCCCAAACTGATCAATTACGCAATTGGTGGCAACCAGCGCAAAGCCAGCCGCCAAGTCCAAAGGCGAATCTTGCGTATTCAGGCCAAAGAACCCTGGCGCCGAAATGCTAGCAGTCTGGAGGGTTTGGCTCATATCGCTATGAACTCCTGACTCTCAGGATAGCGCGTGCTTTCTAGTGCGATCTGGTCAGCCAACATACCTTTGTAAAGTTGATAGGCTTCTGAAGAGCCTAGCCCCCCATCTTCACCACGCTCCACCAAAGCACGGGCATAGGCGTTTTGCACCACCAAGAAGTCTGGAACAAGCACGGACGTGCCATCAGCAGCCAATGGAGCCTGTGGTACTGTGACTGAAAATGGGATGCTGTAAACCCCATCAGGGCGCGGGAACAGCACTACTTTTGTATCACCGCTACCATCTACACCATCAAATGTGTAGTATTGCGGAATGCCGTTTGTGGTGGGAACCAGATTCTGGTATCGGTTCATTTCCACAAAAGTGATGTTTTGCATCCCAATGTTAGACGTGGTATTAATGGCGTCCTGCACTTGGAATTTCTGACCTGCGCCGGTCATTGAATATTGATAGGTCGCGGCTACCGTAGTAATTGTGACGGTCTGGCCCAACACGTTCCAGCCAAAGGCATCTTCTATCTGGCGTTTGGCATCGTTAACGAAAAGGCCAATCAAAGAAGAATAGGCGGTTTCATTGTTGGTCGATACCTGCGTTTCACGCAAACGAATCAGCACGTTGTTGATAAGCTGAAGGTAGGTCATTTCTTGTTCCTTGCGCTGATTGCCTTGGCCTTGGATTTGGCATCTGCTTTAGACGATGCGCCCCAAGCCTTCAAGGACAAAAGCAAGCGAGTAGGTTCGCCATCCTTGTACTCAGGCCCAGGCATATTGCCCATGCGTGCTAAAAAGGAGGCCCTACGAGGGTTGTCGCCTGACTTGACTGGTGCTTTGAGACTTCCACCAGTCGTAGCATTATAAGACGATCGGCCTTTAGCGTTCAAGCCGCCAGTCTTAGCTTGGCCTTCTTTTCTTTGCCAAGCAGGAGTTTTCATTTTTTGGCCTTTTTCGGTGGGGCGTGTAATAAATTTTTACTCTGAGCCGTGTGCTTTGCGCCTGTCATCAACACACCCCCCTCCTTATGAACCGGCCCTTTATAGGCTTTTCCATTAGGTAGGTAGTGTGTTGCGGCCTTGCTCATTTCTTTGGCTTCTTTGCAGTCTTGGCAGCCTTCTTAAAGTCGGCAGCAGAAGGTGCGGCCTTAGACCCCACCTTGTTCATCTTCTCACCAGAGCCAGCAGCGATACGCTTTTGCTTGGCATTAATGTTGGCATATAGTCCTGGCTTCATATCAACTCCGTTACAGAAAATGTAGAAGTAGTTACCGCAGCATCTTTGATAACAGCAATCTTTTGACCAGGACTGACCCGAATAATCTCAGAAAAATTATTGGGCATCATGGGCGATGTTGTAATGCTTGCTGTTGGACTTGTACCAATTGCAAAATGGCAGTGCCCTTGTGAGCAAGCTACACGAACCATCGTAGTAGACGCGCCAAAAGCCGTAGATTGAACGCTAGAGGTTGTAACCGTAAACACTTGCGTTGTGCCCAAACTTGGCACACCAAGCGCCACTTGATTGGGGTCAAGTTGGAAGGTAGACATTACTTGGCTCGTTTGGCTT